TTCCACCGCTTTTCTGGCCCATTTAATGAACTTATCAATATTATCATCTTCGTTTGTTGTATCAATTCTCATGTGAGTTTTGATAAAGTCAGATGATACCGGCTCTATTGGATTGATTATATCTGTGCTTGTAGCTGCCATTCTATTTTTTCTTCTTTATCGTTTTAGGTTTTGCTTTCTCAACTTTCGCCGCTTTCTGTACCGGAATAATTTTCTTTTCAGAAATAGCTTGATCAATTAAATCTTTAGGAAGTTTTTCTATATCATTATCAAATTCACATCCAGCAGTTATTGCTCTGTTGTATGGCTCACAAGTTAATCCTTTCAATGCTTTATAAAACATATTTTTTATTTTTTAAAATAGCAGCACCGCAGACAATTCCACGATGCCGCTATCAATTGCAAAATTTATGCAGTTATATCAACCGCTATTGAGAATGCTTTTGGCTCTACTACTTTTATGTCGTAGTAAGAATCTAACACAACCTCAACTTGCGCTTCTTTTAAAGAAGTATAAGGATCAACAGAAATAGAACGACCGCCCCATTGCATGATCCAAAGCTTGCTAAAGTCACCAAAAATAACAGATGACTTATCTGTTCCAGCGCCTAGATTATTAGGAACAAGTGTAGATGTACACGCTTGGTATCCCAATAATTTTTCTGGAGCATCCGCTGGCCATACAAATTGACCACTTCCAGCATCAAGTAAAAGACCATTCAAATAAGCCTCGACATCTGGATTTGTTAAATACCTTAACGTTCCTTTGTCAGCATTTGCAGATTTAATGAGTTTCCTTAGTTCTATGAGATGCGCTCTAGTCAAAGTTCCTCCAGTTGTAACTGTATTTACATCTGAATTTACCAATATTCCTTCTGGAGTTGATCCAGTTCCAGAACCATTTACCGCAGCATATTCTACCGCTCTTGCTTCTGCTCCAAGAAGTTGCTCACGTACCATATTTTCGATTGCGATTACTGGCTGAAGTAATGCTTGTCTTGAGAATTTAGTGAAAGCCGCTAATCTGTTTGGTGATGCAGTTTCTTCTCTAAGGATTGGAGTTGACTCTGTAGCTGATGCCGTTTCAGTTGCCCAATTCGCAGCGGTTAATGTGTTACCGATTGGAATTTTAAAGTTTGATTGCAAACCTCTCATCATTGTAGCACCTAATTCTTCCAAAAATAGTTTTGGAGTAAGGAACGGAACAAGCTCAGAAACATCATCTTTAATTAATGGAGATACTCCACCAGCATTAGTTGCTCCAGTTGCAGTATTTGCTCTGGCTACTACAGATGGAATTTGAAAGTTTCCAGAAAAATTAAGACCCATTGATCTTGCTTCGTTCTGTGCTTCTTGGTGTGCTTCAGCTTCTGCACCTTCTAATGGCTTGTTATTCATTAGATTTTGAATACCACGCACAACAGACATATCCGCTGCTAGTTTTTGTTCTGGTGTTCTTTTTGGCTGCTTTGGAGCTGCCTTTCTAGCTAAGATTCTTTCTTCTGCTTGCATCTCTTTTGCTAATTCAATTTTCTTGTCCAACGATCTTTTTTCGTCTTTCAAAGATTCCCAATTCGTGTTCTCCTCTTCTGTAAGTTCACGTTTTTCAACTGTATCTGAACCCCTTACAATAGTAAGCAGATCAGCAGTCTTGTTGTCTAAAGCTTCACGAGCTTCTAGTAATTCATTCAGATTTTTCATCTAGATGTTGTTTAATTAAAAAAAAAATTATAATAATTCTATTTCCATCAATTGAGCGATTCGGCCTAATTGATTTTCTTCTTTTGTTTCTTTTTCGACCACTATTAGCGAATCCGCCGCCTCATTAATAGACCTGGCTAAAGCAGATGGATTTGATCCATGTGATACAACACCCCAATCTATCAAAGACCATCTTGTAAATACTTTTATGCGGCCACGATCTTCATCATCATCTTCATATCTTGCCTCTGTTGGTATCGCTCTAATGGATGCCATTTTCAAAGTTCCGTTTTCAATTTTTCTAGCTACTTTATCCGCTATTGGATTGTCACCTTCTGGCTCTAGTGTCAATCTTGCGATTGTATTTGTCCCTTCAGTTCTTACCTCACTTGTTCCAATAACTTCATCCGGATTACTACTATTAAAGTCTGGATGTCCATATGTCACAATATTATTGTTAGCATATCTAGATAAATCAATTCCATTAGCTAAAAATCTTGTTCCATGCATATCTTTGTCCTCCGTAGAAATTACAAAGTCATATGTCCTATCTAAGCCATCAATCGCTCTCGCTTTTACTGCCCTTTCTAAGTTTATTGTTTTACTCATTATTTATTTGTTTTTTTGGTACAAAATTATCTAGATATTTATCCATCTGGCTCATTGGAAAAACATTATTAACCGGAATATAAATTTCATCGCCGCCAACAACTGGATTCAAATCATTCTTAGACCTCACTTCGTTAATTGTCATTTGACCGCCTTTTATTGCACGATCAAAATATTGTGATCTTGTGTCTAAATCCGCTCGACTTACTGCATCAATAATACATTTTACATAATGCGTTTTCATTTCTGATGGCCTAAATATCTTTCTGTTATGCTCTTGTTCCCATGATACGCATAGCGGAGTAATTACATTCTTATCGAAATCTGTTAACATAGATTCCAAGTTGTTATACTTACTGTCTCCCATTCCTAGCTTTCCAGCCGGAGTAAGAAATAAAGCCAGTATCGATTCTCGTGTGAATTGTTCGGATTGAATGTGCTGAAGATCAGCAAAGTTCATTGAGGATGAAACTGGCTCAAATTTTCCGCCATCATTTAAGAAAGCAACCTTAGTTCCATCTTGTACACCGCCATAAATAGCTTGAAATGATGCTCGCAATTCTCTCAATTGGTCATTTCCTATATTAGCCTCTTTTGGATAACTTACTGTACCGCTAATCTTTAGGCCGTTAGAATACAACTTATTTCTATATTCTAAAGATGCCTTTGACATTCCTAATAGTTCCGCATGATTGCTGATTCGGCTAACTCCGAAACATGGATCACTAGACAAATCCGCCCAATGAATCATATCTTCGCCTTTTACAATCTCATTATCTTGCCAGTTTTTATACCAAATATCTTCTGTTCCATCTTCATACAATACTAAAAATGGCATTGTATTTTTTGAATCTAGTATTCTGTATGATATTGGCCTCCCATTATTATTTCTTATTATTTTGGCATAAGCATTTCCAAAAATCAACTGGTTGACCGCCATTGATCGCTTGAAAGAATAAGATGTATATAATCGGCTAGGATTAGATTTGAGAAGTTCATATTGATCATGATCTCGCTCAACTGTAATTAATTCGCCTTTTCTAGAGTATATTTTTGTGGGTAGACTTGCAAAAGATTCAGATATAACCTTAATTACAGAATAAACTATATCAATTTTAAGCGCTCCAGATGTATCAATAGCCATTGGCCCAATACTTGGCACTCCAAAAGAACCCATATCGACAAACGACCTAGATTCTACCTTTTTTGGCTTGGTAGTGAAAAGCCTGGATATAAAATTCGCCATTGATTGCTTGTTGCTTGTATGCAAATATACAAGTCAAAGCAATGGAAAAAGTAACACTTGTTACATTCCTAAACCTTTTTCAAATCTGCGTTTTGCCATTCTAAATGATTCAATGGTTTCATACCTTTGAATGCCATACTTTTCCATCAATCTTGATTCCAATTTCATCCAAATCTGGTATTGATATTTTTCCTCTGTATACAAAGAATAATATTCACTAAAGTAGCCTTCTTTTGTTAATATATTGTTAGTCATACACTGGTATTTCGCCATCAAGTAAAGCAATCGCCGTATCTGGCTTATATTCATTTATATCTTTGGTATACCCGCCAATCGCCATTACCATCGCAACAACTCCATCAACCTTATTTGATCCTTTCTGTTTATCTATCTTAATGTTGCCAGCTGGATCGGTGCTTGTAATTGCGTTTCTTATGTGCCATTCCGTTATCGGATTGTTATTATGGATTATGCTGCCAGCCTTTACCATAGTAAATAAATCCTTACAAGGTTGCGACATACTAGCAAATCCTTGTCCAAATGGATCAAGATTGATGCCTTTATCTATTAAATTTGGTACTAATAGATGCGAAAGGTATCTATCATACTCTATATACTGTATATCGTACATCTCAGCGCATTTCTCAATATCTCGCTGAATATACTCGTAATCTATTACATTGCCGCTTGTGGCCTTTATATAGCCCTCATCAACCCATTTTTGGTAATCAACCCCATCTGTCCAGTCTGTTCCGTTAATTTTTGACTCCGGACAGTAATAAAATGTATGTGTATGGAATTTTAGGTTTGGAATTAGTACATCATATTCTTCACGAGTTATTTCTTCATTGTCTAATCTTGGTCTATTTCTGTCTATTGCGGAATAGTATTCTAGAAATTCATCATCTGTTGTAATAAATAATAAACTGAATGCCGTTAAATCTTCGACTTTAGATAAATCAAGACCGCCGTAACATCTGCGGCCTTTAAAATCTTCGATGTTGAAATCTGCGCCGCACGAATTCCAGTCTTTACTTGCAATCCATTGCTTGGCACTATCTACCCATATATTGAGCGACTTAGTTTTAAAATTGACGATTGCTTGACCGCCTTTTTTCTTCGCCTCAATAGCTTGCTGAATTAATGGTTGCCATTTTGGAGTAATTCCAATATTGGGATTGGCTTTTTCCCATTCTTTTAGATTGTCTTTTGTAATATCTTGAATTTCTAGCTTGTCAAACTTTTCTGCATCTTCTTCATCAACTGTAAAAATAATAGCAAACAAAGATTCTAATTCAAATGCACCATCCAACAATGGCTCAACTACATTTTTGCGATATTCATAACATGGCCCATTTTTATTAAAACCAGCAGTTGTGATAATCATGATTAATGCTTGTTCCCTTGATACTGCACCAGATTCCATATTGGCAAGAATCGCATCTGATGTATGTGCATGGTATTCATCAGCTACTCCACAATGTACATTCATACCATCTTCTGTCGCTGAATCTGATGGCAAAGTTTTTATAAAACTATTTGTGGATTTGTTTTGTATTTCATTTCGCATTACTCTACAAATAGAATTGACCTTTGGCGATTCTTCGCTTAGTTTACGCATCATTATCTTTGCTGGCCTAAAAACGTGATCCGCTTGTGGTCTTTTGGTTGCAGCAGTATAAACTTGCGCCCCTTCTTCACGATCATAAAAAGCCATATAAACTTGCAAAGCCGCCATAAATTCAGACTTTCCAGATTTCTTAGCAGTTTCTATATATACTTTTTTAAATCTACGTAATCCATCATCCTTTCTTACCCATCCAAATATATTCGCTATCATAAAGGCCTGAAATGGTTGAAGATCAAATTGTTGATTGGCTAATGATCCGCCGGTATGTCTTAATCGTTTTATAATTCTAATTACTCTGTCAGCTTTTTCTTCGTCAAATTTATAATCAAAATCTTTTTTCTTTAAATCATTGACATGACGATCAACCGATTGTTTGACAAATTTACAAGACAACTTTTTGCCAGATATTACATCAGAAATAAAAGTATGATATAGTTTTTTACTCATCTATTGTTTTTATTTCTATATCTAATTCTACCGCTTTTTGCAATGCCGCCAATGCCCTCCAAGCTACTTTACAAAGATGACGAACACCATCATCATCATATATATCACCGCTTGAATGGTCTATCAAATGACGCATCATGGCATCTAATTCATCGCCAGACTTTTCTCTGTCCCAATGCAATTCTGTATCTCGATGGTGCTGGTCATTTCCTACTTGACTACATCTTGAGATTTCAATTAACGCTAATGGGAAATATTTTACTAATCCGCTATAAATCGGATACCCTTTCCTTTCTTGTGCTTTCATATTCTGTTTTTTGTTTCAGTCC